GCGCATCGCCGATGGCCCAGACCTCCTCGGCAGCGAAGCCGTGCTCCTCCGGGCGGATGCACAGCAACGGGGCGGGCACACTGGAGATCACGAGATCGGCCCCGATCTCCGCCAGCTTGCCGCCGATATGAAGATCGTTGCCCTCGACAAGCATGTCGATCACGTAGCCGCCGTACATGTCCCAGAGCTCGTCGTACGTCCGTCGGATGTTCCACGCCATGTGCCGCTCGGTGAGGTCCTCGACGCTGACGCTACCGGTGTAGCTCGGCCCGTAGACCTTGCGGCGGTACCCATCGGCGGTGCCCTGTAGCACGTAGTCGATCAGTTGCCCTTTGCCACAGTCGATCCCGGGGATCATCTGGTGCAGATACTGCGCACCGAACATCTCGCTCTTGCGCTTCTTGCTGACGATCTTGATGTCGTGACCCCACATCGCCGCAGCATGCGCGGCCATGAGACCGGCTGGGCCACAGCCCAGAATCAGAACGTTCACGTGCCCTCCTTATGTGCCTGAAAGCCTAGTACCTGCTGGGGTTGTTACTCGTCGAACCGGTCTTCCAACTCGCTCAGAATGTCGATGAGGACCGGCTCCATTCGGAGGTAACCGCGTGTCATTCTCTTGATCATCTTCCACTGACCAAGCTGACGAACGGCTTCCTGGGTTGCGTCGCGGTGCATGCTGCCGGACTCCTCGAAGTCCCTTGGTTTGAACTTGTCTCCGCGAGATTGAACGAGGGTGTAGAGGACGTTCTCGTTGCCCATCAGGTACATGCGACACTGCCGCTTGTTCTCCTCCGCACGGATGCGGTCCCTGATGACCCGCGAACTGTGTCGCCGGTATCCGAAGGCCTCTGCCCCGTAGAGGGTGTCGAGCAACTGCACCGCCGCGTCAACGTGTTCGTTGCCCACAACAACGAGCTCGCCCGTCTTGTCGCAACTGAAGACGCGGGCAGCGATAGCCACCGCGATGCGCGCCAGCTTCACTCGGGCGTTCTCGACCTGGATCAACGGCGGCTCGGCGACATACCGCCCGCCCATCTCCTTCGCCACTCGCAGGACGTAGTCCTCGGTGCCTTCTTTCCAAGTGATCTGGTCGACCTTGCGACTCCAAGCCCAGGAGACCAACGCACTGCACAGTTCGCTCGTGTAGACATGCTCCACGACGGGAGGCTTTGTACTGTTGATGATCTCGCTGTCTACCTCATCACTGGCCACCGCCATCGCCATGTCAAACCGGGCGATGTCCTCGGGGTTCTTCACCAGCTTCTGAATGCCCTCGATGGCCCCGTTCATGTGCCGGAGGGTGGTGCCGTCGACAGGGTTGCCGATCCAAATGAGGCGCGTTCGTGCGCTGGTTTCCTGGCTGATGATCTTGGTGATCTGCGCACGACCTGACGACCGAACGGCGGACATCTGCTCCATGATGTTCTTGTCGGCGATGCCCGACACTTCGTCGAGCACCACGAGCCGCCTGTCGTTGAGGGGAATGGTTCCCCAGCGCACCATCCACGAGCTACCGGCTTGCTCGGCACCGCCCACCAGTCCGGCGAAGGTTGCTCCCTCGCACGACTTCAGAACCCCTGCGTTGTAGTGATCACTGAGCCGGAGGGCAGCCTCACTCTTGCCGGTTCTGGTGTCACCGAGCACCAGAAGCTCAAGCCATCCCTTGCCCAGGACAACGTCCTTGAACTTGAAGTCCATCACACTGTGCCAGACCACATCGTACGCAACGTGCAGCGGCACCCGCCCGTAGATCTTGGTGACGTTGGCCTCCAGGTCGCGGGCGATGTCGCCCATCTTCTTGAGCACCGGCTGACCCTTGCTGGGCTGGAACACCTTCAATTGTTGACGAAGCTCGGGTGTCAGCTGGAAGATGTCGATGTTGGTCTTGGTCTGCTCACACTCCCAACTCTGGAACACGGCTCGGTTGTTCTTCGGCTCGGTGGTGTTGAAGCCGACGAGCCTACTGGTGGTGTTGACAGGGGTGGCGTACTCGCCGACGTTGTAGACCTTGCGGGTGATGGGCGTCTGGGTCTGCTCATCGCGGTTGTCCACCGACGGCAACACGATGAGCTCCTCAACGTTCCACTCCGACTGACGGTCTATCTCGACTACGTGGCAGGCGGTTGGGATGTTGACCCGCTTCTTGAGGCTGTTGTCTACTTGGTCTTTGCTGCGGTCGATCAGTTCCAGTAGGAACTCATCTTCCTTGCTGATGCGCTCGGTCATGTCCCCGCCCAGACTGCTCATCGGGCAGTTGCTACAGGCGGTCTGACGGAAGCTCTGGTCGCACATGTAGTGCACCTTGCGAGGAAGCATGTACGGCGGCTGCACCTTGCCTGCCACTGTGGCAACGATCTCGAGCGGGTCCCGCTTGTGCTCGGCAGAGAGGCTGGCCTCCAGGCTGACTCTCTTGGCTGGCTGCTCGGCCCTCTCCGAGACAGACTTGCGTCCGCCATACGGAGACTTCCTGGCCTCCTCCATGAGCTCGAGGAAGTCCTTCTTCGTGTAGCCCTGGTCGACGAAGAAGTTGGTCAGGTCGGATCCCTTTACTGGCAAGGGAAGCCGGATGATGTAGACAGCCTTGGCATAGCGACTGATGCCAGCGGCAACCTTCAGCGCACCGTTGACACCGGCATCATCTACGTCGTAGCAGATGTAGACGACCTTCTCTTGGAACAGCGGATTCCACTGGGCTTTCCACACGCTCGCCCCGGCTGTGTGGCTCATGGTGGGGAGGTCGTGCTCCTGGCCACAGATGGCGTCAAGCTCGCCCTCGGTGATGATGATCTCCGGCTCGCTCAGCATCCACGGCAGGAACAGACGGGCCTCGCCGTGCCCTTGCAGGTTGAGCATCTTGTCGGCGGACTTCGTGGCGTTGTGCTTGTACCGCCGCACGTTCTGAAGGATGCCGTCCGCGTCGCGCACCGGGATGGTGAAGCGGTCCTTGTGCCAGCCGATCTCAAACTTCTCAATGGTCGTCTCAGACAGCCCCCGCTTCTCCTTCATCACCGACAGCATCGTCGGCATCTTCTGGAGGGCCTCAACCCACTTGCGAACTTCCTCATCGGAGGGCAGTGGTTGTGCACCGGCTCGTTTGGAGGGTGCATCGTCAATCGACCGAACGTTCCTGCGGGAGGGCGAGTCGGGGTCGGGAGATCCCTTGCCCTTGGCAAAGTGTTCGGGCCACTCCTCTCGACAGACATTCATCAACCGGCTGAAGCTCATACCGCCGCAACCGCCGAAGCAGTAGAACTGTCCTTTGTCGAAGTTGTAACTAGCACTAGGGGTCTTGCTCAGTTCCGGGTCCTCATGGATGGGGCAGAAGCCCCGATGCTCCCCGTTGTCGTTCAAGTCCCCCGTCAGGAACATGGCGAACTTCTCTTGCCACCCACTGGACTTCGGAACTGCGTTCATGTGCCCTCACCCTCAAGAAGAACGACCCCACCCATTCGCTCGTGCGTCCCCGGTTCGTGCCTGTGGGGTGGGTCGCCTGCGTAGCCCTGATCGTTGCCCTCGGCATGCAATGCCTCGTGATACGCCAGTCTGTCGAACTTGTCTCCTTTCGCGGTAGCCTGCTCGTGGTAGTTCCATAGATGGCTGTTGATCGCCCGCCTGTCCGGGTCGTTCGAACTAGGCTTCGCCATCAGTCTTCGTCGTCGTCTGTCTCGTTGGGGTTGCGCTCCTTCCAGTCCCGAAGGGCCTCGACCAGATTGTGGCCTCGGGCCTCCAGTGCCTCACACAGGAGAATGCGAATGCACGTCCTCTGAGGTACGTGAAGCTTCACCGCCTCCTCATCAATGAGCTCCCGGAGATGGGGCTTCAGGTTCGTGCCGATGCGGTTGGCCCTCTCCCTGGCCCGCCGTGCGTCCCGACGCTCCTTCTTTCGAAGGATTTCCGCGTCAGAATCCTCGAGGGTACTAGTCATGCCAAGCTCCTAACTAACCTACTTACTACTACTATCTCTCTCTCTTTGAGAAGAAGGAGTAGTAGTACGTAGTACGGATACTGCGGTGTGCTGCCTACTGTACCGCCTGACAGGTAGTTCGCCGCTGTCTAACTTTTCTTTCAAATTGAGAGGCGGCCTCGATGGTTGCCCTCGACAACGTCGCGCCAAAATGACTTCCTGTTGAATGTCGTCTCCGTGATGGGTTCGGCCGGGCGGCCACAGGGAAAAACTTGCGGGGCATTGCGCGCGTGTAAGGGCTGGTAACCGATCTGGCAAGTGGGGTAGCTCCCTGGGGTCTTCTGCTCAGTGAATGACAGGTGGTCGCCAGAACGGGCATTCTCCCCGCCTCGCTTCCTGGCCTCCCCGCAGGGCTGAAGGCGGCTGTGCGTCTTCGTAGATCGGTACCTAGCCAGGGGCCGAGCCATAGGGGTTTCCTGCTTTCTAAGGCCGATAGAACACGGATGCGGTGGGGTTGTGGGCTGGGGTGGCCCACACAACCGGAAGGGGCCACCGACATTAGTTGCCGGAGGCCCCTTCCTAGGAAACACCTCGATCAGAACGGGGTGTCGCCGTCCTTCTTCTTCTTCTTGCCCTTCGAGGCAGCCTTGCCGTTGCTCGAGGGCTTCGACTGCCCATCACGAGGCGGGAGGACGGTGCGGATCTTGGCCCGCTTCTCGTCTTCGTACGTCTCGTTGATCAGCTTGCATCGAACGGGTCCCGCCTTCGCCACGATCTGCTCGTGGGTCAGGTCGACGCTGTCGTCGTCGGGGCCGAGCAGGCCCAGGGCCTCGAAGATCTGGACCTCCTTCCACGCCGTCGAGTCGTCGTTGGTGTAGACCCAGCCAGCCCAGCCGCTGTACGGTTCCTGGGTGCACTCGAACATCCAGACGAGCTTGTTGCCTGCGGCATCGCCGCCCTCGTGGTCGTCCACCTTCTTCAGGTAGAAGTCGTAGATGCCCGGCTTCGGTACGTCGCCCGAGTACTGCTGGGTCTCCGCCGAACGATCGACGTTCTTGTAGCTCCGCTTGACCTTGCCCATTACGCCGCTTTCTCCTTCTTCTTCTTCGGTGCCTGATGAACGACAGACGACGCCTGCCGCTTGGTGACCGCCTCGTTCATCTCGGCGATGTTCGGTCGGTCGATCACCTTGCCGAAGGCATCGTGTCGGTCCTTGGCGATCCAGCGATCGCCGCCGTGAACCCAAAGCCTACGGTACTCTTCGTCTTCGTTGTCCTCATCCTCTGCTACCGTCAGCAGGCCGACAAGCGTGACCTTGCCACAGATGAGGTTGGACAACGGGTAGCCGCCCTTCGCCCTACCGATGGCGGGCAGGACCTTGAGGATCTCGTCTCCGTCCTCGTCCTCCGTGGTGTGGGCGGCCTGCTGTGCTGTGTAGAGCACGTTGATCGGCAGCCGGTTGAAGCTGTCAACCATGTTCTTGATCTTGCGGTCGACGATGCCGTAGTCCTGGATGCGGGCCTCGAACTGTTTGCCGATGCTGGCCAGGTGGTCCTTCCAGCACATCTCCTCCATCTCCGTGATGGAGTCGACGGTGACCCAGTCGTATTCCTTGTGGCCCTCCTTCTTGATCCAGTCGTGGGCCTCCTTGACATCCTCCCAACTGTCCATGATCCACTCGTCGGCGTCCGACCCGAACGCCTTCGCCGACTCGGTGCCCGCCGCTTCGACGGACAGGATCAGGTTCTTCGGTGCCGTACCCGCGAGCACTGTCTTGCCGACACCGCTCGGAGCGTAGATGAGCCAGTTGCGCTTACCGCGTTCGTTGCTCTCGGCAAGCTTCGTGATGGCCTTCGGTCTAGCCACGCTTCACCTCGAATCCGCCCTCCTTCATTGCCTTCCGGTGGTCCCGGTAAGGGTCTCGCTTGACCATCGTGGCGGCACGATACTCCCATGCCTCCTCGGGGTTCTGTTCGTGTAGCTGGCACATGTCGAAGAGCGGACACCTAACACAGTCCTCTCCGGTGTGCTTGACGGGCTGG